AACTCATGTTGCATCGCAAGCATTTCTTTGTACTGGCCGGTGGCCCGTGAAAGAACGTCGTCGACACTCGCCATCAATTTAATTTCTGCGGTTGTTACTTTGCTGGCGATGCCCTTAAGACGGGCGATGTCCTTTTCCATGCTGGCGAGCTTCTTTTGCATTGCGGCTTTTGCGGCTTCTTCTGCTACTGTGCCCATGTTGTAATAACCCCCTTACAGTAATTATTTATAAATAAAATTTATTCTTGTTTTGAGTCTTCAAACTCTTTGATTATTCTATTAACAAACCAAGTGCGGAGGCCGATCGGCAGATTGTAAGCCTCGGTAAAAGACCAATTACCATTACGCATTAAAAAGTATATCTCTTCATAGGTAACCTTTTGGAGATATTCACTTGTTAGGCCAAAAAAAGCCCAACGTAAAGGGCACCTCCATTTCCGACTTCTCTGAACAGGATGAGCACGACACCTTTTGTTTGGTATCGACACCGGGCATTACTTTATCGTAAACACTCTTGATCCTGCGAAAGTCGGTTGCAGGGAGCGCTTCAATAAATCGATTAATAATTTCTTTTTCTGTCGACATATGAGAGTTAACGCTCGCCATGTCGGGACATATACCGCAAATTATACGCCTCAGAAAATTTATAGTCCAATTGTTATCTAAGCCTAATTTTTGTTGTTTTTCACGAGCTTCCTTAACAAAGTCTTCGTCCTGACCAGTCATAAGCTTAAATGACACCGTTATATCAGATTTAGGCAAGTGCAACTGGTAGGTGTTTTGATTTGGGTCATGGTCAACATCAAAATCAAAATCATCCCACGATGTTTCTTTAAGCTGAATGGCATCTAAATCAAAAGCAAATTGTGTCGCGTTAGCACATTTTGGACAAAGAGCGGTAACTTCATAATCAGCGCCATAACCGGAAGATCTCGATTTTATCAAAATGGCATTACGATCACCAGAAACAAGATCCTTAGGGTTTATGCTCTTATCACATAAAATGCTTTCCAACAGTTTGTCAAATATAACACCCTCCAAGATATATTCTTCGTTAGAAAGAATATCTTCTTCGCGAGCAGTTAGTTGTTTTATTTCCACCTTTTTCACACCATGCAACGTATTTTCCTGCGGGTAACACTTTCCTTCTGATGGAAGTGTCACAAACTCAGTTGGCACAGCAAAGGAAAAACCAAAACTGTTTTGTTGTCGTTGTGGTGCCTTAGGTATCGTTTCAGCCGGCGCCGATGGCATGGTAGGCTGTGGAGGGCCCTGATTCACCGCTGTTCGATTCGAATTTCTAGACATTTATCCTCTTTTCTATATTGTTATCTAGGTTGATTAAGCTGCCAAATATTTCCAGGATTTGGTACTTCTAGTGTAGCCCAATCGTATCTTATTGTCAAGGAAATATTTATTAATTCATCACTGGAGTAGTCTAAATTGCCGAAATCAACACTTGTAATCCACGGATTATGCAGACTCCAAGATTCAATAAACTGATTCTGCGTCTGATCACCCGTATTTGCTCCAATTTGTTTAATTCTAATAACTTCTCCCAAAGCATCCACAAAGGATTTCTTTGAAATTGTTTTAGGCTTTCCATCTTGAGCAGTATAATCTGTTGGGACAACGTATCCAGCTGCTTCTAAAATCTTCATTAAACTAGCTGTCGAATCCGGTTGTACCGGGTCGACCAATGTCAATTCTACAGTATTCCAATCCACACGTCCCGGATAATAAAATTTATAATTTAAAAATTCGTGAGGTGTTTCCGAAACCGTAAAAGACGGCTTCTTTACTGATTTTGCAATAAATTCCGGGACGCCTGCCATAAACAGCATCCACCTAAAAGTTCGTTTTGGTTCTATTGACTTTTCATTCCAAAAAGGCATATTTAAAGTCTCCTAATAGTATGTATCTTGAACTAGCCATTTTTTACCGATTAATCGGCAAAAGAAGCACCAGTATTTGTTATAACAAAGTCAACAGCAATAAACTCAATTGCACGAGCGGGCTTAAGAAAAATCTTCGCATACATTATATTTCTATCTATAAGCTCTGGTGTCGTAGTGGTTTCATCCAACACGACCTTAAAAGCCGAAAGGCCCAGTCTCGTCTTTACACTATCTAAGAAAGGTATAACTTGACCAGTAAATCGACTCCAAGTCGCTGGTACGTTTTGATCGAACAATAAACTAGACGCAATCCGAGATATTTCTTTCTTGACAAAAATCAGCAGACGGCGAACGTTAATACGATCCAAGGCGGATGCTGTAGACTGTAGTGTCTTCTGACCAAAAACCACCAAACCCTCTGTTACAAAGGACGCTATCGGGTTGATATTTGCCTCATAAAGCACATCTCTCTGCTTTGATAGAAGTTGTTCAGTTACTTGAAGTACAGGAACGCCAGCATTCCCTTCATTCAGACCACCGCGATTAAAACCGGCCGGCGCGAACCAAACTTCATCGCGCTCTTCTGTGAAAGCAAAAATACCCAATGCTATGACTGAAGGTGGCACCCACACGTCTCTGGTATTCTCGGCATCTCTAATCTTAACCCATGGGTAATAGGCGGCGCCGTAACTAGAGTTTAGTTGCCTCTTGGTTAGTGCCTTAGATGTTTTTGTCGGAGTCGTGGTCAGGCGATCTTCAAAGGTCTTACATTTTAATTCATGTGCGGGCTTGTATATGTCGGGCAAATCAATAATAGCTATTGAGTCCGCCCTAGCTTCACAAGTCTGCACAAGTTTTGTTGTCAAAGATTCATTTGTCACACCAGGCATTACTGCTATGTTGTGCTCAACTGCTTCTGGGTCTCTTATCAATTCTATTGCCCTTTCGACAGAAGCATAAGCATAAGAATTTGTCGAGGTGTTGCCCTTTAGAATGCGGTTATTAAATGGATCCGCTTCAACTTCGTCAACACCATCAAAACCACCAACAAGTGGCATATGAAATTTGTTATACCCCAGTTCTAGCAGAACCGAAGCCGAAAATTGATTTGTATATGACTTAATGGCTGGCACTGCTGCTGTCGTGGTACCTGCTGCGCCAGACATGAAATATTCATGAGAAGACAATACAGAATTATTAAATTCTATACCCTGAAGGTTAGCGATTACATCTATCTTTGTGTTCCCCGCTACACCTCCAGTGAGTTGCATGAGTTTGACCGTATTCGCGTCATGAGAAGCTGAAATTGCCAAGGATGGGGTCATAGCGTTTACAGAATCTGCAATTTTTTGTGCCTGCGCATTCAGTTGTCCTCCCCCTATGCCACTCAGGCCAATTACATTACCAACCGTAGTGACACCAGTGTTGAATGTAAATTTAACCTTGTCACCTAGTGAGTCTTCTAGTGTAAAATGCTGAGCATTTGTAAGAGCACCAGTAACCTGTAAAAGAGCGCTAGCAGCAACAATGCCAACAGTAGATTCTGGAGTTCCATAGCGGCCGCGGCGGGAGCCGCTTAAATAGTAACTTGCTGTTATTTGTGCAGTTGAAGAATCTGCTAATCCGCTGACACCTGCTGTAACAGTATTCCCGCCCAAAACCAAATCATCTAAACTAAAAAACCAAGAATACTGATGGCTCGCGCCGGGTTCGCCTAATGCCTGCGCAGCTGCGATGCCTTCGGCGCCGCGGCGTACATAATCAACATACCCAGGATCAGTAGAATCTCCAAGATCTCCCGTTGAAGAAACTTTAAAAGGCGATGCACCCCAAACCGTTGTTCCTCGAATAGAGCCACTCACAACAAGTGGCAAAGTTGGCCACTTGATATTGAATTTCCCAACATGATGGTCTGCCGCCGTGCGAATGCGTGCCTTCATTAAACTACCATTACTGACGAAGGAGCCAGAAACTGGTGCACCATGACCACCGCCCTCAATTGCTCCCGCAGTTGGGGAAATGGTTTTCGGTACCACTGGGCCCCAAAATCCAAATGGAACCTTGGCCGGGTCTTCTACCCCTGCTCCAACATTTGGCGCCACCTCAATTCTGACAAATCGCGACTGATTTGGATAGTTGCCATACACACGGTTTCTCTTTTCAGACGTGTGCCATTTGAAATATTGATCTCCTACCTGTCGCGAAACAAAATTTGGAGAATTTGGATTAAGGTTGCATCCCGGAAAGCTCTCTATAGTTTCCAATCTATTTCCATAAATTCTTTTAATAGTAATAGTAAAGGAGCCATAAGGATCTATTGAGCCATCGGCGGGTATAACTATATCTTCTACTCCCACTATCAAGGACTTTGAAGATTCTAAACCTTCGTGCAGCGCATGTACTCGGAATAAGGTTGATAAGCTCTTTGGAGTATAATCAGCCGCTTGACCAAAGTCCTGATGGAAAACCCAACCCGAGGCGCCGGCTGACATTTCATGAGATCGATCCGGCATACTTATAGTAGCGTCTTCTCTAAGTGGCAGTATAAAGGCATGTGAAGCTGTCAAACTTTGAAACTTGACCGATTCGTCAAAGGTTTCTCCAAGCCAGTAAGCATCCGCGAGGGATCCCGAAGTTACATAGGAAACCTTACTATTTGTGGCTACCGGATTAGTGTTTAATACATCTCTAATATAATTCTGGCCTTTGTGAAACGATACTTTTATTTCTTTATTTCTTGTCCCCACTGACGAGGTTAATATTAGTGTATAAGTCTTATCACTGTTTCTCTTAATAACCGTGCCCTGAGTTTTCTGCCCTATTGTTGTGATCGAGGACCCGGTTAGGCCAAGACCTTTCAGGCCGACCGCGAAGCCCTTGCCGCTAGTTGAATTTCCTGCACCGTAGAAAATAGCGGCTAAGGTAGCGTCTTTAAATGGCGCGCCCATGCTGCTCGAAGGAACCAAAAACATTCCCCATGCATTTTCTGATTGCCAGCCGGGTTCGCCAGAATCGGAAGGAGCATCGTCACCCTTGACACCCAAAAGCCTTACCATTGTAACTGGTGATGTGATATCTGCGCTAAAATATGCCTTCGCCGCGTAAGAAG